CGCACATAGTCGCCACTGACAATATCGTCAGAGCCAATCAGGTCATTGCCGTGCGCATCGATTGCCCCTGGCTTGGTGGTGCTTTTGACATTGCAAAAGAAGTGGCCAGCGTACTCGCGGCCAAGTGGCGATCCATCTGTCTTGGTTTCAGTGTCGCCATCACGCAACGGGTTGCGTATATTCTTTGGCACTTTGTCACCAAACTTGGCGACCAGTGCCTCTTTGGCTGCTGCCTTTAAAGCTGTCAGGGTTTCTTTGTCGGTCTTAGGAATCAGGATTTGAGTGGAGAACTCATCCTTGCCATTCATTTCGTTTTTGCGGGATTGCAGTGCGCTGAAGTAGGAGGTGCGTACCTCGCCGGTTGTGACTCTTGTAGACATTTGATCGTTTCCTTTTGGTTGATCGTTTTCAGGTTTTCAGCTTGACCAAAGCGGCCAAGCAATTGCACTTTAGCACAAATAATTCTTGCAAGTGTTTTTTCTTTGGTTCACAATCAAGGCTCCATAAACCGTTAAAACCGAGGAAACCGATGAAACTGTATCCACACCAAGAAGAGGCCAAGAAATTCCTGCTGTACAGACGGCGCTGCATTCTTGCCGACCAGCCGAGGGTGGGCAAGACCCTGCCAGCGGCTGCGGCGGCACTTGAACACCTGCCGGCCATCATTGTCTGCCCAGCCATTGCCAAGACTGTCTGGGAGGCGGCATTCAACAAGCTAGACCCGTCCATCCCCGTCAAAGTTATCACCGGTAAGAAGCAAGCTGGAGAGCTAATCGTCTCTGGCGTGACTATCGTTAACTACGACATCTTGAGCAGTGTTACAGATTTTGCGGGAATTAAAACAGTGGTGTTTGATGAGTGCCACAGGCTTAAAAACAACAAGGCCATCCGCACCAAGGCGGCCATGCTGATGATGAAAAAGATTGATCGGGTCTATGCCCTAAGTGGCACGCCCATCCCCAACCGGCCCATTGAACTCTGGCCAATCCTGCACGGGCTGGGCATCTACAGGGGTAGCTGGTTTGACTTTGCCGCACGCTACGCCAAGATGTGGACAGCCCCGTGGGGCATGGATGTGTCTGGTGCATCCAACATCCCTGAACTCAAAGCCTTGATGCGTCCCCATGTCCTGCGCAGGAAGAAGGAGGACATCTTCATTGACTACAAGCAGCCGCAGGTGTCGCTAGTGACCTTTGACCTGCCCGTAGACAAGCGTGAGCAATCATTTGATGCCGATGCCTTGGTCGCCAATCCAAACGCCCTGATGGCCTTTGAAGGCTTGGCCGAGATTATGAAAGAGGCTGGCATGCGCAAGGTGCAATATGCAGCCGACTTTATTGATGACCTGCTGCAAGCCGGTGAGCCGGTGGTGGTGTTCGCGCACCACAAGGATGTAGTCCAAGCCCTTGAGAGTGAACTCAAGCTGCACAAGCCCGTGGTGGTGGTGGGCGACACACCGAGTGCCAAGCGGGTTGAAAACATTGCGGCATTTCAGGCTGGCAAGACCAAGTGCATCATTGGCAACATTGCTGCCATGAGTGAGGGCGTAGACCTAAGTGCCGCCGACACCATCGTCTTTGTCGAATGCACCTGGTCAACCTCTGCACTGGAGCAGGCATCCAGCAGGGTGGAGAACATCAACAAGTCAGGGGTCAAGCCGGTCATCTACCTGCTGACCATCAGGGCATCACTTGATCACAATGTGCTGGCCAAGGTCTTGAAAAAGCAGAACATCGTGAATCAGATCATCTAGGTGTAAACACCTATCAAATAATTGTTGCGTTACCGGAAACAGTGATACAGTAGAGGCATCAACAACACAACGGAGCAACAGCATGAAAGAAAAAAAAGAAATTGAATACGAGGACTGGTTTCAGGGTGGCATTCGCCCAGAGTCAAGGGTTAAGTTTTCTGAAAGCACCACCTACCTTGTGCTTCTTATCTCTTGTGTAATCGTTAACTTCACTGTCTTGGTGATGTCCTTGATGGGCTGACCATGACCACCACCCCAACACAACGAGTCCAAGCACTGCGCCAGCGCCGAAAGGATGCTGGCCTGGTGCGGGTCGAGTACTACCTCACCAAGCCGCAGGCCGAGAAGGTCAAGGCACTCATCACCAAGTTAACCAAGGAACAACATGCAGCACACCATCCGTAAACACGCCCGTCTATCAGCATCACGCATGGACAGGGTTATGTCCTGCCCAGGCTCTTACCGGCTTGAAGAAAAGATGCCCTACGAGCCAGCCGGTGAGGCTGCCGCCATCGGCACGGCTATCCATGAGCTATCCGAAAAAATCCTAAGAGGCGAAGCAGTCAATCCCAAGGATCACCCAGACGATCACTTCAACATGGCCAATGAGTATGCCGTCTTCATCAATACGCTGGTCGAGAATCCCCGTAAGCGCATGATTGAAGTCAATGTGGACGCCGGCCTCAAGACCCTGCACCAAGCCCTTGGCGGCACTGCTGATGCCGTGCTGGTAGACGGCGACCACCTCCATGTGGTCGATCTCAAAACCGGCAGGGTGCTGGTTGATGCCGAGGACAACAAGCAACTGCTGACCTATGCCCTGGGCGTCATGCGCATACTCAATGCGCCTGCATCCATTCGATGCACCATGCACATCTTCCAGCCCCGCGCCGGCCACAGCCAGTGGACAGTCTCCGGCACTGACCTCATCACGCATGGCCACGAACTGCTGGCCGCTGCCAATCTCGCGCTGACCGATGACGCACCGACCAACCCGACCACCAACAATTGCCGATACTGCAAGGCCAAGCCCATCTGCCCAAGCATGCGGCAGAAGGTGCAGGACAACGCACGCAAGGACTTTGCGCTGGAAGTGCAAACAGTCACCCCAGACATGATTGAACTGGCCCAGCTTGCAGCCTCATGGTCGGATGCAGTGCTGGAGTCAGCCAAACGCCAGATCACCGAGGGATCAATCATCCAAGGCTGGACACTGCGCCCAGGGCGCAAGACCAAGTTCTGGAAGAGTGATGCCTTGGCCTACGAGGCTTTGAAGTCTTACCCGCAGGCATTTGATCTCAAGTCGCCATCAGCCATTGCCAAGCTGGACATCACCATCAGCGAAGACCTGATTGGTGAGAAGCACGCTGCTGCCAGTTTGGTTAAAGAAAAACCACAAAAGGAGAATCATGAATGAGCTGGCTTTATTCGCAGGCGCTGGTGGAGGAATACTCGGGGGACATCTCCTTGGATGGCGAACAGTTTGCGCCGTCGAGTGGGAACCCTACCCAGCAAGCGTACTTGTCGCTAGACAAAATGAAGGTTTTCTTCCGCCTTTCCCGATTTGGGATGACATATGCACCTTTGACGTAAAGCCGTGGCGAGGAATTGCTCAAGTCATATCGGGCGGTTTTCCTTGCCAAGACGTCAGTGCCGCTGGTACAGGTGACGGACTTGACGGAGAAAGATTACGAATGTGGACAGAAATGGCACGCGTCATTTGTGAAGTACGACCCCAGCATGTCTTCGTGGAAAACTCACCAATGCTCACTTCTAGGGGACTTGGACGAGTTCTTGGAGACTTGGCCGCAATGGGGTTTGATGCAAGATGGGGAGTGCTGGGAGCTAACTTTGCCGGATTTGACCATAGGCGACAACGAATCTGGATTGTTGCCAACTGTGCTGGCAACCGATTGGAAGGGAGGAACAACAGCCGCTCGCCTGGACAATGGAAAACTAAGATTAGATCAATGGCGGGACTATGTAAAGCTAAAACACGGGTTGACTTACCCTCACCCGATGCATTCGGAAATGCGAATGGGGTGGCCGCTAGGGTGGACAGACTTAAAGCCATTGGAAATGGACAAGTCCCACTCTGTGCTGCAACAGCATGGCGAGTCTTGAGTGACCACCATCCCAAGGACTAGAATCAACCTCCCAAATAAAAAACCCCCGACAGCGTGAACTGTCAGGGGTAACTAGTCGATGCTAGAAGGAGAACAACTTGTCGTCAACCGCGAGATCAACAACATGAGTATTTTACCAAAAATGGCTGATGAATTCACACACTCACAAGCCATTGCTGTCAAGCTGATTGAGCAGCATCCACAGGCAGTGTTCTGCACCTTTGCCACCACAGCCGATGGCAAGAAAATCCCCTACAAGAAGTCCGGCCAAGGTGTAGCCCGTGACACTCCCCCTGACCAGCTTTACAGCGCATCAGAGGTGCTTACTATGGACGCCGCGCCAGCCGGCAGCTATCTGGGCATCGTGATGCAGACCCCAGCCATGAGCCAAGGCGCTTACCTTGTCTGCCTCGATGTGGACATGAAGCACTCCACCAGTGCCACCAACATAGCCATCAAGCGTATGGCCGAGTGGGTCAAGCAGCAGGATCAACTCACGGAGGTAAGCGTCTCCGGACGGGGTCGGCATGTCTTCCTGTTCGTGGCTGATGAAGACCTCGACAAGATCAAGCCAAAGTACAAGCTGGGCGGCGGCCAAGAGATCGAAGTCTTTGGCCTGCCTACATCACCAGGCAAGTCAGTCCTGCTGTCCGGCTCTAAGTTGACCGGCAAGCTGTCCAACGAAAGCCACGACAACCTCTTATCTCTGCTGACCATGTGGGGGGTCATTGAGCAGGACAACTCTAACCAGCCAATCGAAGTGCCACGGCCAAAGCCTGAGTACCAGCCAGTGCTGTCGTCTGGGTCTGATGACTACAGCAAGGCAGCCCAAGCTCTGCAATTTATCAACCCTGACACTGACTACGACACTTGGATTGAAGTTGGCCAAGCGCTGCACACGGCATTCGGCAGCCAAGGCCATGAACTGTGGGCCGGCTGGTCAAGCCAAGGCAGCAAGTACAAGTCCGAGCAGGACATTGATACCCATTGGAAAAGTTTCCACCAAGGTAAGGGTGTCTCCATCGGCACGCTGTTTCATCACGCAAAACTTGGCGGGTACAGCGCACCATCTAAGGCCGCTGACCGCAAGTCGGCAGTGGAAGATTTCTCTACTTATATCCAATCCGCGCAGGCTGCTGTTGATCAGCCAAGCCAGCCAGCATCAGACCAGCCCCTACCCTACTGGAAAGAACTCTTTCTCGACCTGACCAAGCTATATCCTGTTGAGTATCTCATTGACGGATTCTTAGCCCATAGTTTCTCAGTCACCGCCGGCCAGCCTGGTGTGGGCAAGACCACGGCATTAATCTCCATCTGCCTTATCGCTGCTGGATTCACCTTATCAGACTCCCCACTTAAAACTGAATCCCGTAGAAAGATTCTTTATGTCACTGAAGACGCCAACCAAGTCCGGCAATCCCTTTATGCCTACATAAAGTATTGGAATCTAGATTCACAAGAAGTCGCCCATTGGTTTATCGTCATTGAATCAAAGCGATCAAAAGTCCCAGAGATATTATTATTAGCAGAGAATGTAATCAGACATACAACCAATGAACGGCCATTTCTGATAATAGATACTTCTAATGCAACATTAGAAATAGAGAATGAGAATGATAACTCTGAGGTCGGCAGTTTCATGGCCGCCATTAAGCAGACTATCTACACTCAACTCTCCACCCCAATAAAAATAATCACCCACACAGCCAAGACGGCACAGACTAACGATGACAGTGCCTTGGCCCGTGGAGCCAGTGCCTTCACAGGTGATGCAACCCTCACCGCCATCCTGTTCATGGACGATGAAAAGAACAGGTTCATGCGATTAATAAAAACCCGATACGAGCCAATCCACAGAGAGATCAGCTTTCAGACCCACATCCACAACGAGGTAGTCCTCACCCGTCATGGCAACATGCAGGATGTCCAGTGCATCACGGTCATCCCATACCCGACAAGCGAATCCTCCCGCAAGCAAGAAGCAGCCGCCCGAATTGAGGACAGCAAATCCTTAAGAATCATGGACAAGTGCGACACGGCGGCAGCTTTCGTCCAGTCCATCATCAATGAACATCCCGAAGGCGTCATCATTCGCCGTGGCTCCAACGCCCCGAAAGACTGCCGCACTCACCCAAATGCCTACAAATTGGATTGGGCAGAAGTCTATGCAGCCGTGCCAGGTGCATCAAAAGGCGATGTTAAACGGGCCATTGGCGAGTCAGTACTCCGCAGATTTGCGCCAAATGCAGAGAACAATGCGTGGAACATTTTGTCCCAAGTTGGTCGCCATGATGAGTGAAATCAATGCTCCAAGGCAAGTCGAGGAGTCGGAGATACCTCGAAGATACCTCGAAGATACGTATCCCCGACAAAGTGATGCGCTGTTGGATAACCCTGTGGAGTTATCCACAGGTTATCCACAGCCTAATCACCGATTTTTGAGGAGCTTGACAAGTCGAGGATACCGAGGATTTTTCCTTTGGGGGGTATCTTCGACTTGGTATCCTCGACTAAGGAGCTTGACAGTGAAAAGTTATCCACAGGCAGATGAATGGAAAGATGATGACCGCGTTTGGTGCAAAAAGTGCGGAAATGCGGAGTCGAGGATACAGCGCTGGAACTTCATGGCAGAGGACTTTGAGAAGATGCGAAGGCTCAACGAAAAGCCTGCGCAGTGGATGTTTCACGGAGCCGAGACAAAGAACGGCTGGGTCAGGATTTTGTTTAATCAAGACTTTTGCACAAAGACCGACCTGCACTGCATTTTGGATGTGCCGCACCGCTGCCACATGTTCGTGGATCAGGATGCCGCAAAGCCTGCGGAGTCCGTAGAATCCACATCATGGTGGGAATTGACCTAAAGCGCAAACGACAGAGCATTGAACACAAGGAACAGGTGCGGCTGGTGCAGCGGGTCAGGGCTTTTTATCCCGATGTGCTGATAGCCGCAATACCTAATGGGGGCGATAGAACGGCCTCAGAGCGCGTTAGGTTGCATGGTGAGGGGGTACTGGCTGGGATGCCTGATCTGTGCGTCCTGAAGCGATGCAAGGGCTTTGGCGGGTTGTTTGTGGAGATGAAGACAAAGGTCGGGGTTGTCAGCAAGGAGCAGGGTTGCATTGCAAAGCAACTAAACAGCGAGGGCTACCTGTGCGTTATCGCCAGATCAGCCGATGAAGGTTTCAAAATCATTGAAGGGTATCTCGATGGGACTTAACACATTGGCCGAAGTCGCAGACCAAAACGCTGCAAACATTGCGGCTGCGCAAAGCAAGAAAGCAGAAGTCAGCTTGGCCAACAAGGCCATCCATAAATTTGGTGGTGAAGACGCCGCACTTGAATTCATTGCATCCGGCGGCACGACTTCCGCACTGTGCAGGACATTGGGGGTCGGTGCGGCTACCTTTGACAGATGGCTTGACAAGGGCGGCGAGACGCGCCGGAAGGCTTACGCGCAGGCGCGTGCGCGTGGTGGGCAAAGTTTAGCAGAACAAACCCTCGACATTGCAGACGCCGCTACACCGCAAGAGGCACAGGTGGCCAAGCTGCGGGTAGACACTCGGCGCTGGCTAGCCGGCAAGCTGAACGATGAGTACAGTGACAAGCAGCAGCCCTTGGTCAACATCGACCTGGGCAGCATGGCGCTGGACGCATTGCGTCACCGAGTTGTCACGCCCGTAAACGGGATTGACAAATCTGACATTGACGAGGGTTAACCCTTGGGTTTTGGCGGTCTGACCCCCCCCGTCCCGCGGCTTGGCGGGGGCGACTGATGCGGCACTAATCACCTACCAACCCTCAATCCCTAAAAAAAATTTTTTTTAAAAACCGCTTGACAACCTGCCAACCTGATACATAATTGCCTTGTCAGTCAATAAATTAACAGGGAGTGCAACTAATGACAGTCTACGGGTATGTAAGAGTCTCCACTACGGAGCAGGTGGACAACACCAGTATGCAGGAGCAGAAGAGGCAGATCAGCGGTAACGCGATGAGCCACAACCTGGTGATCGAGCAGTTTGTGGAGGATGGCGGCGTCTCTGGCGCTGACCCTTTCTTTGCACGGCTGGAGGCCAACGGGGTTACGCTCAAGCAGGGCGACACTGTGATTGTGGCCAAGCTGGATCGGTTCAGCCGTGATTTGCTGGATGCCTTGCAATCGATCAAAAAGTGCAAAGAACTTGGCGTCAAGCTGATCATCAATGGCCACGGGGATGTCACGGATTCATCCAACATCTACGCCCAGCTCATGCTGGAGATACTTTGCAGCTTTGCTGGCCATGAGAGGCGGGTCTTGAAGGAAAGGCAGAAGCAGGGGCAGGCGGCGAAAAGGAAGGCCGGAGGGCATTTGGGTGGGTCGGCCAAGTTTGGGTATGTCATCCAAGGCGCTGGCCAGGCTGCCACCCTAGTGCCGATTCCCCATGAGCAGGCGGCGCTGGCGTATGCCAAGGAGATGAGGGCAACAGGGATTTCGTTTAGGGGGATAGCGAATATTTTAAAAACCAGCCACGGGGTAGTTGTTTCTCACGAAGCAATCCGCAGGGCATTACAAGGAGAAGCAGTATGAAGTTGATGCATGAACACATTACAGACCTTTGCCGCCAGCCATTGGAGTGCTGGTACGAGTGGGAGCCGAGTGAGCCGGAGATATTAGAGGCGGGGGTAGTTATTGAGCCGGCTGTACCGGAACTGGTGTATTTAGTTGAGGTATGGGTAAATGGCGCGGATATATTTGAGTTACTTAGTGATGATTTAAAAGATGTTATTGAGATTGCAATTAGAGAAGATAGATATAAATGAGTCAATTAGGTCATGGCGGCAAAAGAAAAGGCGCTGGCAGACCGAGAATTAATATATCTATATCTAGAGTATTAAAGTTATTCTTTGAGGGAGTAACTAAGAAAGAGATAGCCAGAAGATTTGAAGTTAGTGATATGACTATTATTAGATTAATTAAAAGGGAGAAACAATGATGTGGAAATATTTGTGGACTGAATTAAGGTTGATGCTGAAGACTGTGACGCCGATACAGGCGGTGACGCATGAGCTACTTCACGCAGAACACGCGCTCTTGCAAGCTGAGAGTGGGGTTGAGTACGCGACAGCACTGGTGGCGTACAACAAGAATCGCGTCAAGCGCTTGAGGGCTTATTTGGATAAGACTGAAGAAGTGAAGGATGCAGCATGAACAGGGTATGCGATGCAGGGGGGATTTGCCCTCACAAGCCACAATGTGACCACTTCTGCCACTTCACCAATGCAGGGAACGAACCGGAGACTCGCAAGGTCAAGCCGTATCCAACAGTGCCTGATGACATTGAGCCAGTGCCGGAAACCTGGCAGATGGTTGGCAGTGTTGTAGTTGGCTTTGTTTTGGTGGCACTGATGGTGGTCTTTTTGCTGCTGTTCTTTACGGGGCTTTGGGTTTGGAGCTTGCTGATATGAATACGAACAAATTCCCCGAGGACATCGGGCCGTACACGACAGGGGTGTGGAGATGCAGAGAAAACCACAAAGGTGAGTTCTTCATTAGTAGTCAATCGTTCGGGTTTGCACCGATAGCAAAGGTCAAGGGCGACAAGCGTTCGACACTGAAAGATGCTAAGGCGAACGCGATGTTAATTTCCGCCGCGCCTGAGCTACTGACCGCACTGTACGCAATGATGAACAGTTGTTTTGACCCCGCCTTGACCGAGGGCGAGGCGTATGAAGCGTTTGACTTGGCGCGTAATGCAATTGCCAAAGCGGAGGGCTTCAAATGAAAATAAGCAACAGCACAGGAAAGAACAAAGACTTCTACGACTTGGGCAAGAAGAAGTTTGACCAGATACGGGTGCTGCCTGAGCATCAAGCCGTTCCTCAGATTCCTCAAAAGCATTCCTCAAAACGCATGACGGTATTTGAACTGATTGAGGCCAACGGCTTGACCCTGCACGGTGACATCGAGCACTTTGCCGCCCTTGTCCGTGCTGATGAGCGTGAGCTTGCCACCCGTGAAAACGCTTATGTGCTTGCCGAGCGTGAGGCGATTCTGGAGTTGGTGGATAGCTACGCAAAGAACAACACGGACTTGGCAGATGCCATCCGAGCAAGGGGGAACACATGAACAACGAACTGCAACGGGTATGGGAGGCGCTGCGCGAAATCTACGGCAGCGACCTGACCGCCGCTACGCTTGTGGTGCTGGTCAAAGACGGCGACACGGCTGTAAAGTTTGGGTCGTTCCACTTTCCACAGGAGACAGAAAATGAAAGCACATGATGCAGCGAGAGCCGCAATGATTCAGCGCGGCGTTGACCGTACTACACCGCCATTCAAGCCCGACTACAACACCGAGGCAGTGCTGGTTGAGGAAATGCAACGCATGGCAAAGCGCATTGAAGACCTTGAGATGCTGCTGATGATTCGCACCGAGCAGATCGTTGGCCTGCAAGATGAAATCAGAAACCTGACGGGGGAAGAGTGATGCTGAAGAAAGTTCTCAAAGAAATCAAAGACGCGCCAGGCAACCCACATTACTGGGTCTGCACAAAATGCAACTGGCCTTTCATGTCGTTACAAGAGGCTAACCGGCATTCTCCGGATTGCCGTGTAAACGATGAAATTGAACATAAAAATGAGGTAGGCCCAGAATGAACAAGAAGCTGCATTTTGACATTGAGTTTTTCCCGCGCAAGTGGCCCTGCTTTGCCGTGGGGTTCATAGCCAGTGGCAACGAGTTTGTGTTGCACCTGTGGCTGGTTTGTTTCCGTGTTCGGTGGGGGAACACATGAAAGAAGAATGGCTATTCCCCGAGGCTGTAGTTCCGGTAGACGCTGAAACAACTGCGGCGCTTGTGGCGGAGATACACAGGCTGATTGATGTTGTTGGCGGCATGGCCTTAAAAGAACCTGCGCTGCAAGACATTGAGCAGTACCGCTTGCAGATGGCTGGCATTTGCACTGCCGCGATTGGCTACTGGAAAGAGAGCGACAGCATCCACCCAGACTACGACACCTTGGCCTTGCGAGATGTTGCGAAGCTGTACGCAAAATATGACGAGCTTTATAAGGCGCAAGATGTGTCACACGGCATGATAGCTGGCGCATTGTTTGACTTCATGGCGTGGCTTACATCGCGCCCTAAGCGAATCATGTTGTCATCTGCTGATGACGCATCGCCAGCAGTGGATGCAATCGAAGATTTTGCAAAAATGCGCGGCCTGTCGCTTGATGATGCGCAAGTACAAAATTGGCAAGAAGCCTTGGCACAGCCAGTCAAGCCGCTGACGGATGAGCAGATTGCAGAAATTGTGATTGAGATGAACGGCAACGAACCGACTGCGCCATTCTGGCGTGATCTTGCCCGAGCCATCGAAGCCAAACTCAAGGAGAAGAACACATGAAAGAAGCACTGAAGCTGGCGCTTGAGGCGCTGGATGATATGCATATTGTTGACTTTCCTTTAGAGGATTTACGCAACTGGAATAAAGCCATCACCGCCATCAAAGAAGCCTTAGCACAGCCAGACGAGCGCAACTTCTGCCAACGATGCGGCAAGCGCACTGCTGACCTGACCACAATTCACACATGCACGCCGCCACAGGAAGCACTTTATGGCATGAACCAAGACGATTGGAAGGACGTAGTTGCCGCAATATCCAAGGTGCGTGATGGCAGGGGGATATACCTAGCATGCCGCCCTACTGATGTTTTTAAAGATTGGTTCCTCGCGCTTGGTACGGCTAAAGTAAAGGAGAAGAACACATGAGACTCATTGGCTTAAATTGGAATAACAACAAGGGTGAGGGCAGTGTCTCTTACTCTAAGACATTTAACGAGGCGCACATTGTTGTGCAGTTAGACATGCTTCAAGATTGCATCGTTGACTTGCAAGACAAGTACCACGCATTGCTTGCCTTGCCTGCTGAGGAGCAGAACGCATGAGACTTAGCATGAAAATCTTTGGTGTGCGGTACACGCTGAAAGTATTTACCCCACCCGGGAGACGCCTCAAATGGCTACCCGCAATCATGTGGGCAAAAACTGGCCCTGCAACAACCTCAATGGAGAAGAACACATGACTGAAGAAGACGATGACACACAGGTCTACAAGAAGCCGTGGGTAAACCTGAGTGATTCACAACTAGAAAACATCTACTACGAGGTGGTAGCGGAACACCGAGGTGCGCCTATGCCTTGGGGACAAGTAGTGTTTGCAAAGGCGGTGCAAGCCATGTTGAAGGAGTTGAACACAACATGATTAAAAACAACGTCTTTGCTGAGTGGGTTGACCGATACCGAGATGACCCCGTGCTGTTTGTCAAGGAGGTGCTGGGGGTTGACCCCGACCCGTGGCAAGAGAAATTCTTGGGGGCGATTGCGCGGGGGGATCGAAAGATCAGCGTGCGAAGCGGCCACGGGGTGGGTAAATCTACGGCCAGTAGCTGGGCCATGCTGTGGTACTTTATGACCCGCAGCCCTGTCAAGGTGGTGGTGACTGCGCCGACCAGCAGCCAGCTTTATGACGCCATGTTTGCGGAGTTGAAGAGGTGGATCAATGCGATGCCCGTGCCATTGCAGGGGCTGCTGACTGTCAAGCAGGAGAGGATTGAATTTAACGCTGCGCCCACGGAGATGTTTATATCGGCTAGGACAAGTAGGGCCGAGCAGCCCGAGGCTTTGCAGGGAATTCACTCTGAGTATGTGATGCTGGTGGCCGATGAGGCGTCAGGCGTGCCGGAGCAGGTGTTTGAGGCGGCGGCTGGTTCGATGTCGGGGCATAACGCTGTGACTTTGCTGCTGGGCAATCCGGTGCGCAGCAGTGGGTTTTTCTACGACACGCACACGCGCTTGGCCGGCGAGTGGACTACCTTTCAGGTGGCGTGCAGTGATTCACCACGGGTATCGCAGGAATACATTGATGAGATGGCAATGCGGTACGGGGAGGACAGCAATGTCTACCGGATCAGGGTGATCGGGGAATTTCCCAAAGGGGATGACGATACAGTGATCCCGATGGACTTGCTGGAGAGTGCGCTGCACAGGGATGTGGCGGCCAGTAAATCAGCGCCGATGGTCTGGGGGTTGGATGTGGCGCGGTTTGGGAGTGACCGAAGTGCCTTATGCAAGCGGCAGGGCAATGTGGTGACGGAGAGCATCCGCACTTGGAAGAATCTGGACTTGATGCAATTGACGGGGGCGGTGGTGGCCGAGTTCAAGGCACTGGCGCCAAGTGAGCAGCCAAGGGAAATACTGGTGGACAGCATTGGCCTGGGGGCTGGGGTGGTGGATAGATTGAGGGAATTAGGGCTGCCGGCGCGGGGGATTAATGTGTCGGAAAGCCCATCGATGGGTAGCACTTACAGGAACTTGAAGGCTGAGCTTTGGTACAAGGCCAAGGCGTGGCTGGAGGCGCGGGACTGCAAACTGGCCAAGGATGAGGTGCTGATCAGTGAGTTGGCGACTGTGCGCTACACCTTTACAAGTAATGGCAAAATTGCCATTGAGGGCAAGGATGAGATTAAAAGGCGGGGGCTGCCGTCACCGGACAAGGCTGATGCCTTTGTCTTGACCTTTGCCAGCGATGCTGTAGCAGGGATGTTTGGGTCAGCGGCCAGCAGTAAATGGAGCCAACCCTTACGCCGCAACCTGTCCAGAACTGCATAATTGGGTATCCACAACCAACGGGGAAAATCCTATGATGACCAAAGGGCAGAAAAAAGTCGGTAAGGTGATGGGCGAGTACAAAGCCGGCAAGCTAACCAGCAGCGGCAAGACTGTTAAGAGTCCCCAGCAGGCGATGGCCATTGCGCTGTCCACTGCCAAGCTGCCCATGCGCGGCAGCAGGACTGCCAAGAACATGAAAACCAAGGGGATGCGCTGATGGCTACGATTAAAGAAACCATGAGCCAGTTGATGGGTGATGAGGAGGCTGGGGAGAACTGCCCAACGGCCACACAAGACATCACCATCAACCTGCGCAACAGGGCCAAGGCGATTAACAGCGCCAACTATGGCCCTGAGAATCCCGACCTGCCGAATACTGCCTTTTGGAAGAAAAAAGCTGACGAGTGGGAGGTGAGCATTGAGGATGCCAAGATGAGCCGGTGCGGTAACTGCGCGGCGTTTAATCAAGAGGAGTCAATGCTCGACTGCATTGAGAAGGGCATCGGGGGCGAGGGTGATGCCGAGGAAGTTATTGACAAGGCTGATCTGGGCTACTGCGAAATCTTTGACTTCAAGTGCGCGGCCAGCCGGACATGCGATGCCTGGGTGACGGAGAGTGATGAGGACGAGGATTACGAGGCTGGTGAGAACAGTGCGATGGAGGGTGAGGACATGGATGACAAGCCCATGCTGGTGATTAAGATTGGCACGAAGAAATGAAAGCTGCCAAGCCCAAGTCAACAGTGAACGCTGCTGGCAACTACACCAAGCCGACCATGCGCAAGGCTCTGTTTGAGTCAATCAAAGGTCGGGCGGTGCAGGGTACAGCGGCTGGTGAGTGGTCAGCGAGAAAAGCGCAGCTTTTGGCGAAGAGCTACAAAGAAAAGGGCGGGGGTTACAAATGAAAGCCCCACAGCAATCCCTAAAAAATTGGGGCGACCAAAACTGGAGAACTAAAAGTGGTAAAAAATCTTCTGTCACTGGCGAGCGATATTTACCAGAAGCTGCAATTAAAAGTCTCAGCCCTGCTGAGTACGCTGCAACGACACGCGCAAAGCGTGCTGGAAAAGCTGCGGGGAAACAATTCGTAAAGCAGCCAAAGTCAGTGGCTAAAAAAGTGGCGGGGTACAGATGAAGACACCGGCTTGGCAGCGCAAGGAGGGTAAAAACCCTAGTGGGGGCTTGAACGCTGCTGGCCGAGCCAGCCTAAAGGCTGCCGGCCAAGACATCAAGCCACCCGTCAAGGCCGGCGACAACCCGAGACGGGCAAGTTTCTTGGCACGAATGGCTGGCAATGCTGGCCCAGAGTACAAAGACGGCAAGCCGACCAGGCTGCTGCTGAGTCTGAAAGCATGGGGCGCAAGCTCTAAGGCCGATGCCAAATCCAAGGCAGCCAACATTTCAGCAAGGAATAAGGCTAAGAAATGATCTGTCCGATTGTCATTGCAACAGTCAAAGGGCATGGTTTGGCGGTGCTGCTGGAGTCGATCAAGCAATACGCGCCCGAGTGTCCGGTCTACCTACGGGGGCCAGAGTCGGTGCTTGAGAACTTTGAGGCTGACCACAAAATCTACGGCCAGCCAAGGAACTTTGGCGATGACTACAACGAGGTGATTGAGGCGGCGCTGAAGGATTGGTCATCATGCATCGTGGCCAATGATGACATTGTGCTGACGCCGACCAGCGTGAAGGTGCTGCTTGAGGATGTGGCGATCATCCAGAGCATGCACAGCGTCAAAGCTGGCTGGGTTGCGTCAAGAAGTGATGCAGCAAGGGCTGGTCAAAATGTGCGCATCTGCCAGCCTGGAGAACGCTTGAGTTTTTTCAAATTTCCGTCTGAGGCCCACATCAAAATGGTCGAGGAAATCAGCCCGATATTTGCGTGGATTTCGGGTGAGGCTTTTGAGACGGCAAAGTTTCCCCCTCTCAATTGGTACTCAGATGATGTGCATTGTAGGGATTTGATTGAAAAAGGCTACTCACATTTTGTGAGTTCAAGCTATGTCCACCACATCGGAAGCAACACAATTGGCTTTAACGGCAAGCAATTGCATGAAGATGCGATGCCGTGGCTGCTGGAAAACAGACCCCAATATGCAAAGGCATGGTTTTAATGAGTCACCAGCAGCAGCTTGATTTTGTACAAAGCGTTAAAGACGAATTCCCTAAGTACTTCAAAGGCACAAAGGTGTTGGAGGTGGGGTCTTTGAATATCAATGGCAGCGTGAGGCAGTTTTTTGAGCCTGAGCAGTACATCGGCTGCGATCTTGGTGAAGGTGCTGGGGTTGACATCGTGTGCCAAGGACATGAACTGCCATACCCAGACGGGTCATTTGATGTGGTGATTTCCTGCGAGTGCTTTGAGCACGATAAGCATTGGGCAAAGACATTCCAAAAGATGCTTGACTTGGCGCGAAAGGGTGGTCTGATAATTTTCTCCTGTGCCACAATAGGAAGACCGGAGCACGGCACGACCAGAACATCACCGGCTGACGCGCCATTCACAAACGATTACTACCGGAATTTAAGGGAAGAAGACTTTGAGCAATTCAAGTCTTCTTTTAACTCTTACAGATTTAGTCAGTGTCTGAGTCCAAGAGATTTATATTTTTGGGGATTGAAATGAACATGAACGAATTACCAATCAGCACTGACATTGCAGCCACTGAGCCAATGGACGATGCGGAACTTCAAGCCATCATCACTCAAGACCTGACCGATGCAGTGAGTTATGTGGACAGCGACCTGTCGCCGACCCGTGCGCGGGGAACTGAATACTACCGAGGCGACTTATTTGGTAACGAGGTCGATGGCAATAGTAAGGTGGTGGCGATGGAGGTGCGCGACACTGTGAGCGCCATGCTGCCCAGCCTGATGCGGGTATTTTTCAATTCTGAGAATGTGGTCGAGTTTGCGCCCCGTGGGCCTGAAGATGTTCAGATGGCGCAGCAGGCTACCGATTACGCCAACTATGTATTCCAGAACGACAACAACGGGTTTTTGACCACTTACGCCATTTTTAAAGATGCCTTGGTGCGCAAGTGCGGCATTGCAAAATTCTGGTGGGAAGATGAAGAAAAAGTGAGGATTGAAGAGTATTCCGGCCTTGATGACCAGACGCTAGAGATGCTGATGCAGGAGCCTGGTGCTGAAGTCAAGATTGTTGTCTCTTACCCAGACCCAAATATTGACGAAATGCAGATGACCACTATTGACCCGATGACGGGTCAGCCGGTGACGATGCCTGCGCCAATGATTCACGATGTGCAGATCAAGCGCATCACCAAGGATGGCCGGATCAGGATAATGGCCGTGCCGCCAGAGGAATTGCTGCTTGACCGGCGTGCCCGATCTTTTGACGATTCAAGCCTGATTGCCCACAGGCAGATGGCCACTGTGGCCGACCTGATTGC